GTCTGCGTGATGATTCAAGGATAAAAGTTGCAATGTCAGGGCAGAATGTACCAACTGATCTATTAATCCAGGCAAGTATGTTGGATCGGCTATCTATGCTTGTATGGATGAAAACCAAAGATGGACAACAGGGTAAAAACCGTCCGGCTTCAATGGTTGATAGTCTTCTCAAGGTTGAGAAGGAAAAGGAACAGATGGTATTTACATCTGGAGAGGAATTTGAAGAATACAGAAGTAAATTGTTAGAAAAGATTGGAGGTGGTAATTAATGGCGACAGAATTAGGTCAAGCATATATCCAAATTATGCCATCAGCTCGTGGAATCAAGGATATGATTAAGAAAGAGCTTGGCTCTGAAATACCACAAGCAGGGCAGGAAGCAGGGGAATCTTTGAGTTCTAAGATGCTAAGTGTCGCAAAAAAAGCAATAGCAGCCGCCGGAATAGGTAAATTCTTTTCTGCATCATTGACAGAAGGGGCCAATCTTCAACAATCGTTAGGTGGGATTGAAACCTTATTTAAAGGTTCTGCTGACACGGTTAAAAAGTATGCTAATGAGGCATATAAAACAACAGGGTTATCAGCCAATGCCTACATGGAGAATGTAACAGGTTTTAGTGCCAGCCTTCTTCAATCGTTAGGTGGTGATACTCGGAAGGCAGCAGATGTTGCTAACATGGCTATGGTCGATATGGCAGACAATAGCAATAAGATGGGGACATCTATGGACCGTATTCAAGATGCTTACCAAGGATTCGCAAAGCAAAACTATACAATGCTAGACAATCTTAAGCTAGGATACGGTGGTACAAAAACAGAAATGCAACGCTTACTAGCTGATGCGCAAAAACTGACAGGTGTTAAGTATGACATCAATAACCTGTCAGACGTGTACCAAGCAATTCATGCGATTCAAGAGAATTTAGATATTACCGGGACGACTGCTAAAGAGGCAGCGACTACTTTTAGTGGATCGTTCGCATCCATGAAAGCAGCAGCTCAAAACGTCTTAGGAAAATTAGCTCTTGGTGAAGATATTATGCCTTCATTACATCAACTTTTTGAAACCGTTAAAACATTCCTTGTAGGTAATCTTATTCCAATGGTATGGAATGTGTTAAAAGGGATCCCCCAGGTTTTAGCTGCTGCACTCGGTGAGCTTATGCACACGCTTTTCGGAGACTACATTGGAGAAAGCATTATGAACGATCTTTATGATGTTTTTGATAAAGTAGGAGGAGTGGTCAGCACTATCTATGATATGATTTTCGGATCATTGAGTAAGAAAGACAATATAGATTTTTTAAAGAAGCTAGGAATAAACGAGAAAACAGCTAGTAGTATTGTGAACATTGGTGATAATATCCGTACCATGTTTGAAAATATTGGTGCTGTTATTAGTAACGTTGCCGGGATTGTCGGAGAGTTCATCAGTGACCTTTTTGGACTTGCTAAAAGTAAAGACAGTGTTGGAGGAGTAGCTTCAGCTTTTGAAGCCATTACTAAAGTTTTAGCTGATGCATCAGGTAAGGTAAAAGATTTTACAAAGTGGATGCGTGAGAATAAAACAGTTATGGATATTGTTAAATCTGCTCTAGCCGGAGCCTTAGCAGGTTTTTTGGCATTTAAAGCAATTACAACTATTCAATCTATTATCACAGGTTTCAAATCAGCACTTTTAGCAGTTAAAGGCGCAGTTTTAGCTTTTAACGCTGCAATTGCTGCTAACCCAATAGGAGCCTTAGTAGTTGCTATTACTGCGGTTGTAGCTGCATTAGTCTGGTTTTTTACCCAAACAGAGACGGGTAAGCAGATTTGGAGTGCTTTCGTTGATTTTGTAGTAGGCTTGTGGAATGGTCTTGTAGAGTTCTTTTCAGGTTTATGGACAACCATCTCAGAAGGTGCAATAAACCTTTGGAATGGGGCTGTAGAAGTCTGGAATAGTGTGATTGAAGGAATAAAAATAGCTTGGAATGGAATAGTAGAATTCTTTGTTACTTTGTGGCAAGGTATTTCTAGTACCGCTACAGCTGCATGGACCACAATTACAGAAACAGTAATGGCCATTGTCCAGCCTTTTATTGATGTGTTTATGTCGATTTGGAATGGAATGAAAGATGGTCTGGGTCAGATTTTCGAAGGTATTAAAACAATTTTCAGCGGGGCCTGGGAATTAATAAAGAGCATTGTAATGGGAGCGGTACTATTTATCATTGATTTAGTAACTTTAGACTTTACAAAAATGGGTGAAGATCTAGGATTGATTTGGGAAAGTATCAAATCTGCTATATCAATGATTTGGGATGGTATCTGTACTTATTTTAGTGGGATTATTTCTACAATTATAGGATACTTCACTGGTGCTTTCGAAGGGCTTAAGACATTCTTGTCTGGAATATGGGATTCTATAAAGGCAACAGCAGAAGCTATGTGGAATGCAATATGTCAAGCTATTCTCGGCATTATAGATGCTTTCGTGGCTAGCGCAAAAGCTCTTTGGGAAGGCTTCAAATCTTTCATGTCTGGATTATGGGAAGGCATCAAATCTACAGCAATCGGCATGTGGGAAGGCATCAAATCTGGTCTTGGAAGTATTTTCGATGGAATTGTCACTGGTGCACAAAAAGCATGGGATACCATGAAAAACGGAGTTAAAAACCTTTGTTCAGGTATTAAAGGATTTTTCTCTGGCCTAGCAAAGATCAATCTTTGGGATGCTGGTAAAGCTATTCTTGATGGCTTCTTAGGGGGATTGAAAAGTGCGTATAATGGTGTTAAGAATTTTATCGGTGGTATTGCAGACTGGATCCGTAAGCACAAAGGTCCTATTTCTTATGACCGCAAGTTATTAATACCTGCTGGTAAAGCTATCATGGGAGGATTTGATGCTTCTTTACAAAATAGTTTTAAAGATGTGCAAAGAACTGTTGGTGGAGTAGCTGGATGGATTTCAAATGCATTTACAGGGGATGATTTTGATTTTGGATCAGGAGCAGCTTTCAGTAAAGATATCACATCCACATTGCAGATGCCTAACGCTAAATATGACACAACTGAGTCTAGAATGGTGTCTGAGATGATGATTCTGAGATCAAGTTTAGATACTTGGCTTGAGAAGATATCAAACAAAGACTCTAATACTTACTTAGATGGAGAAAAATTAGCCATCAATGCCTATCAACGTCAAGGACGAATCATGGCTAGAGAGGGGATCTAATGGCAGTAAATTATCTGATTATCAATACTTTTAACACAAACACTATATCAGACAGTGTGGTGACTGATTTTGGAGATATTAAAGGTGCTATCCCTCGATATGATGAGCAAAAAAAACTATTTGGAATGAATGGCCAATATAACATTGAAGATGGTGCTTATGATGGATATGAGCGTACTTTGAAGTTGTTTGTTAAGCGATATGAAGATGCTCAAGCTATTATTAACGCATTCCAGAAGCAGGACAATGTATTGGAATTTAGTTATCAACCTGGTAGCATTTACTATGCTGATTTACTTGAATCAGAAATCTCGCTTCATGGCCAAAATAACTGGATTGTAAGTATCAAGGTGTATCAACATCCTTTTAGATATTTAAAAAATGTCCAAGAGGTTGTACTATCAGGACGTGGGACAATCACTAATCCAGGTACAATTTACTCGGAACCGGTTATTACAGTTGAAGGGCAAGGAGAAGTAACTCTAACGATTGGCAACCAGACAATGGGATTAAACCTATCAGGCGGGGCTAAAATTGATTGTAGGCAGCGGAAACAAAATGTTTATACACTAAATGGGCAACTCAAGAACACCTTGAGAACAAGAGGCCCTTTTTTTGAACTGCCTAAAGGAGATATAGGGGTAACTACATCTGGTAATGTTTCCAAAATCAAAATTCAAGGAAATTGGAGGTATATCATTTGATTTATTTAAAAGAGGGTAATATTCCTCTTAATTTGTGTACGGATGATGATATCAGCCAGCAAGAAAATAATACTTATCAGCTTACCTTCAAGTATCCTGTTAGTGATGAAAAATGGAGCCTGCTACAAAACGAAGTTCATTTGTTAGCAGATGATTTGTCAGGAGAACAAGAATTTGTAATCATTGACATCCAAAAGGGGCACGGATATATCACAGTATATGCCAATCAAGTAGCAACGTTGCTAAACGGATATAGTATCCGCAAGATCAATGTAGATCGGGCGAATGGTTTTACTGTGATGAACAAGCTAGTAGAAGGGCTAAAGAGAGAATGCCCTTTTACTTTCTTTTCTGATATCTCTGAATTACATACTTTAAACATAGAGAATGTATCAGTAATTGATGCACTACTAAAAGGTCAGCACTCAATTATTGGTCAGTGGGGTGGTGATTTAGTCAGAGATAAATACTCAATGAGATTGTTAAAAAATGGAGGGATTGAGAATCAATCTCTTTTTATGTATAAGAAAAATCTTTCTGAGTACAAAGAATCCACTACTACTAAATCACTTAAGACTAGAATTCATTTTCGTAAGGTCATTACTGCATCTGGAGAGGGAGAGAAGGACCAAGTTCTTGAGGCTACTGTAGATAGTCCACTTGTAGATAAGTATAAGCATATCTATGAGGATGATATGGAAGTACAAGACCAGGATGTTAAAACCATTGAGGATTTAAAAGAGTATGGTAAGAAATACTTTCAATCAAGTCTTTGTGATTTGCCAGATGAGAGCTTAGAGATTGATGTGTTGGGTCATGCCGATCAACCAGTAAAACTATTTGATACAGTATCAATTTTTTATGAACTCTATAATATTGATATTCGCAAAAAGATTACCAGCTATAACTACAGTCCAATGTCTAAAAAGTTGAAGAAAATTGGATTTGGCAAAATCTCACGTTCGCTAGGTGGTGCGATTGGCAAAATCGTTGACGATGTAGTCAAAGAGAAATTTGCTAGTCACGATGCTGAATACGAGGCTAAGATTCAAAAATTAGTTGATAATGCCAATGCCGAATATGATAAACGAGCTAAGGAAATTGAAAATAAGGTCACAGATGGCATTGAGGAAGCCAAAGCTCGAGCTGAAGTAGTCAAAGAAGAAATTTCAGCACAAGTCACTGATAAGATTAAGGCAGCAAACCAAGCAAACAAGAATGAAATTGTAGAAGAGTTTAAGGCTCAATACAATGGCATTGAAGTCAAAATGGAAGGCTTTAAGGCTACTACTGACCAATTAAAGGCCAGTGATGCTGACATCCAGAAATTGATCAATGATTTCAAGGATCAGACACAGAGCCAATTTGTTGGGATCCAAGGCGCACAATCCAGATTTGAGCAGACCACAGAGAAAGCCATCTCTGACCTCACTAATGTGACCAATGGCAAGGCTGATCGGTCTTATGTCGAACAGACGGTAAATGGCATCAAAGCAGAGTTCACTTCAATTGGGGCTGGCGGTGGTCCTAACATGCTCAGAAATTCCAGAGCAGATGATGGGCTAAAATATTGGACTGAAACCAATGGACGTTTACACTTTGCAGCTCACGACTTTTATTTTAATGGCCAAAAACGAATGTTCGCATTGCGTCCTGGCGCAGTTGTTAAAAGCCCACGCTTTATCGTCAAACAAAATGCAGACTATACATTGAATTTTTTAGGATTCGATAGCAATTCCAAGGTATTCAAAGTTTATTTCTGCAAAAGAAGAAAAGGATCAACAGCGGATTTTGAAGAAAAGCAACTAGTGTTTGACGGAAGACCAAGATGGACAGATGGGCCTATTTTAGATAGTGTTAGAGCAATTAAGAAATCATTTCATTTTAATGTTGGAAACTTTGATGATGGTTATCTTCAATTTGAGTATGAACGCAACAATCCGAATAAATGGGGCGGGCTATTTCTGACAGAACTTGATTTCTACGAGGGTTCAAATGACCGCAAATGGCAACCAGCGCCAGAGGATCAAAATTATCTGGTAGAGCAAGCGCAAGCAACATTTGAACAGACTATTCAAGGCCTATCTACTCAATTAACGAAATTAGAGACTAAGACTGGTCCAACCGGTGAACTTGAACAGCGCATGTTGACCTATTCTGAAAAAGCTGCCGTTGATGCGCTGAAAGCAACCAGACAGATTCTAGAACAAGGATATGTTGCTAAATCTCAATACACTGAAGATGTAGCTGGAATCACAAGAAGATTCGATAAAATCGTGCAAGCAGGGGAGAACCTGCTTAATAACAGTGGTAATCCTCAAAATGTGGAGGGGTGGGGGTATTATGATCCCGGATTGAGTCCAATAGTAACGGTCTCAACTAATCCAATCTACTACAACGAATCCAGAAAGCTCTTTAAGCTTGATAATTCAACTGATAGTGGCAAGGTGGCAGCATCCCAGCGCTTCAACATCAAAAGGAATACAAATTACACGATTTCATTTGATGCAATTGGATCAGACAATCTTAAAAATGCCACATTCTACTTTTTGGCAAGAAAAAAAGGCGAGACGGGAACATTTACAAAAGTATTCACGCTTGCTAACAAGATTACTGTGCCACAAGATAGAATCACACGCTACTATTTCACAATCAATTCCGAAGACTATGATGAAGCGTTCTTGCGTTTTGACAATAATGGATCATCGAGCGGTCAACCAGCAAGCCTCTACTTCGGGGACGTTGATGTGTATGAAGGATCTATCAAGAGAACCTACCAACCGTCAACAGATAACGGTTCATCCGTGATTGAAGCTAAACTTGCTGAATTTAAACAAGGAATTGATGGGCAGTTCACGACATTTTCCACAGAGTTTGGAATGAGGCTGTCCAGTCAAAATTCTGTCATTAATGACAAGTTAGACGATTTCAAAGACAGCATCAACGGGCGATTTGCCAACTATCAGCAATCAATTAACGGTCAAGTTACAACAATTGTAAGTCAGCTCGATGGAGTCCTGAAGAAAACAGACATCAACATCACGGATGGCCAAATCTCTTTCGGTACTGGAAAAACCATCAACGGAAGAACCATCAGCTCATTACTTGTGCAAGAGCCGGAATCTATTGCATTGATTGCGAAATTAATCAAGGTAAAAGGGGATATGATAATTGATGGATCAATTACTAACCGTCACCTTGCCTCTGAAAGTGTTGATACAGGTCACATGAGAGCTGGATCAGTCACTACTCAGATTTTGGCCAGTAACGCAGTAACCGCTGACAAGTTACAAGTTGACTATGCTTTGATCCAGAAATTGCTTGCTAATCAAGCATTTATTAGAGAACTGATTTCACAAAAAGCATTTATTACTGAGCTGAATTCAATCAAGATTGCTGCTGAAAGAGTTCAAGGTGGACGATTAAGTGCAAATAACGGTTCAACTGTCTTTGATTTAGACAATGGTACACTAAATCTATTTTCAAATACTGGTACAATTCGAAGAATTGATGATACAAGTTCATCTCAATTTATCAAATTTAACCAAGTTGGTCTTGTTGGTGAGTATCTAAGAGACAATAAGGCTGCCAGAATCGTCATAGGAACAAATCAAGACAAAACTGAAAATACAGAAAATGGAACATTTGCTGGGATGCGCTTGTGGTCAGGAGCGAAGAATGATGTAAAAGAATCTTTGTACGAACTTGTTGGTGATCGAATCATATTCTATGCAAATGGTCAGTATAGAAGTCCTTGGATTATTCACAATAATACTAAAGATGGAAATAGCTATTTGATTCCAATGAATGAAAAAGGCGTTAAACATAATTTAGGGCGTGGCGATAAACATTTTAGCAGAGCTTATATAGATGATCTATTTATTGGAAAAGGATCACAAAATGTAGGAGGTTATCTATGGGATATCTTAACTTGTTTTGGTATTCTCGCTCGTTATGGTTGGGACCTAAAAAATGGAGCTGTTCAAAATCATATAAAATCAAATCTCATCAATAAATATGGCTTTAAATAGAAAGGAAAATAACATGAACGAAAATATCTTACTTGCTATGATTGCAGAACTCAACAAACAGTTGGGTGACAAAACACTCGGAGAGATTGAGTTTAAGGCTCGATGTACTTACCTACAAGAAAAACTAGATCAGAACACACAAGAGCTAGAAATCTATCGCTCTGTCCTCGAATCAGATAAAGATTTGATGGACCTTTTCAACGAAATCAAAAATAAAAATGAGGTGACAAACTAATGGATTATAAATTACAATTTAAATCATTTGACCCTGTTGTGAATGCTACTAAAGTAGCAATTAAACAAGATCATCCTTATCGGGTATTCGAAGAAGTTTTACCAAACAACCGAATGGCAGAGGAAGATTCTACACTAGTCGAAGCGGTGTTAAACATTGTACGGATGGAATTGGACCCATCTGGTGCTATTGTGGCACTGAAAAAAGAGCTTGATAAGTCTGTTGAGGCTAACAAGGTAGCTATTCAAAAAATTCAAGAACTTACTCTTGAAAATGAGAAGAAAGACACTCAAATCCAAAACAACAAAGCTCTTGCGGATTGGTCTGTCCTCGTGGCCGTGACCAACCAAGACAACCCACTTGATCCAACACTCTACAAGCGAGCGCTTGAGCTTGTTGAAACTGCCCAAGTAGGTAAAACATACAAACCGCATGACATCTTCACCCTCGTAGATCCTGATCATACCGAACGGTTTAGCGAAGGGAAACAGGTACTTGTGCAAGTAAATTATGATTTTACTTACAGCGGGGAATCCATCAAAGACCTCAAAGGTCCTCTTCTTCAAAATGGAAAACTTGCAATCTATAATTGGGAGGTACCAAAAGAAGAGAAGCCGAAAAAACCATCTGAGAATCTTGAAACTCAACCAGTAGCACACCCCGAATCTTAATTGATAGGAGTGTGATTGATGTATCAAGAAGAACCAGATGGTATTTT